ATGGATCAGCTGCAAATAGTCCACGAAAATGATATCTGCTTTCATTCGGAGGGCCTGTGCCTTGATCCACGCCACACCCTTGCCAGCTGCGGAACGGATGAACAGCGGCCAGCGCTTCATATCGGCCAGCCGGTCAAGTTCGTTCATGGACAGCGTTTTATTTTTGACCGCCGAGAGAGGAGCATACAGCTGGTTGGCAATCAGACGGGCCTGCAATGTGGCCGGGTCTGTTTCCAGCGAGAAATAACACACACGCTTGCCCTGCTTGGCCATGCCGGCAGCAAGCTGGAGGCTCAGAGCGGTTTTGCCTGCACTTGGTCTGCCGCCGATCACGAAATAATTGCCGGGCACGAGATGCAGGTTTTCGTCCAGCTTGGACAGGCCGGTGCGGATGTACTTGGGTTTCTCGTCCAAATGCCGGATATAGTCATCCAGCAGCTCGCCCACACTCTGAAAATCTCCCTTCTCGGTGTGGATATCCAGTGCTTGCCCCATCTGCTGGTACAGATCCGGCAGGTCATCAAAGGCGGTTGCAGCGTCAACGGCTTTAAAGGCAAGGCTTTGGAAACGCACCTTTGCGGCATCCTCCATGATGATTCGCGTCCATTCTTCCACGCGGTCACGGGTTATGCGGATGCACTCGCTCTCACAGGAGGACACGCAGGACATCAGGTTTTGCTTTTGATCCGGGTATTTTGCCACAATCTGCATGATATCCAGAATGCCCTTTGTGATCCAGAAGCCCTGCACCGCTGCAAAGGTGGGCTGCAGTTCAGGCCGGAAATGCTCAATGCTCAACTCCGGCAGGGAATACGGTGCCAGCTGATCGTCCATCAGCAGCGCGCCAATTAACACGCTTTGCACATCCATCACAGATCCTCCCATGTACGCCCGCCATACGGGGTTGTAGGCTGTGCAGCGGGCTGGCCCCACTCTTTCCGGTTCCTCAGCCAGTTACGCGCTGCCGCTTTCCAGTCCTTCATTTTGGTTTTACCCACGATCCACCCGTTAGCCTCGTACCGATCAACGAACTTGTCAGCCTCGGTCTGAGCATCAGCAGGCGGGACACCACGCTCCCGGAAGTACGCTCTGACCTGTTCCACCGTAGGCGGTGAAAAACGAGTTGCGGACGGCCCTTTATTCTCGCTTTTATTATTATTTTCTTTCTTGGGTGCACATTCTGCACCGGTAGAGGTGCACTTTTTGCACCCATCAGAGTGCACATTATTCACCGGTGCATTTTCTTCACCGGTGCACTTTTTGCACCTATCAGACGCAGAAGCACACGCCGCCGGGCGAAGCGCTGCATACCGGTTTGTGGGCCTGCCGTTTACCGGCTCAGTCCACTTGCGGATTAGGCCGTCCTTTTCCAGTTCAGCCAGCAGGTTCAGCACGGCCCGCTTGCTCAGCTTGAAATACTCCACAACGTAGCTGACAGAGCCATAAAAGCAAGACTGTTCGTCCTGTGAAAAACCCCAGATCAGGGCATAAATCAAGAGTTTGTTGCCGTTGAGGTTGTAGTCTGTGACCATCCACGGCTGCACCACAACATATCCGTCTTTTCTCATCCTGCTTGTCCTCCTGAATCAAAACGGGAGATCGTCACTGTCATCAATCACTGCAAAATCGTCCACGCCGCCGTAGTTTGCAGGCGGGTCTGCTTTCGGCCAGGCACCAGAGCGCGGGGCAGCCTCGCCGCCCTCGTCCACCGGCTTGCTGGTGCCCTTGGAGCCCGCAAAGTTGATGTTGTCCGCCACCACGGCAACGGATGTACGGTTGTTGCCGTTCTTGTCCTGATAGTTGTTGGTCTGGAGACGGCCATTGATGGCGACCAGACTGCCCTTCTGGAAGTAGCGGCACACAAAATCCGCCTGCTGCCGCCATGCCACGATATCCACAAAATCGGCCTGACGCTGCTCGCCGGGCTTTGCGAAATTGCGGTCACAGGCAATGCGGAAGCGGCAGACATTCACCCCCGCCGGGGTGGTGCGGAGTTCAGGATCCGCCACAAGGCGGCCCATAATTGCGATAACATTAAGCATTGATATAGTCCTTTCCAACGGCGGTCATCCATGCAGCGTGTGCGCCGGGGCCGTTCTTCTCCTCATATTTCGCCTGTGCAACAGCTTTCAGGGTCTGGGCGCAGGTGGCGTTATAGTGCGGGCTCATGCCCGGCTCATTGTGGTGCTGGTGGCACAGCCAGACCTTGAGGCCGTGCCTCTCCGAAAAGCTGCGCAGCGGCCCATTGAGGACATGGTGCTCCTCCAGCCCGCGCGTGGTCTTTACCGCGTACCAGCGGCGGCAGATGTAGCACTCCTTTTCTGCCTGAATGATGCTTTTAGACAAGCGGCACCCCATCCTTTTGCGTGCTCTCATAAGCCTCGCGGTATGAGTGCACATTATCGACCTGATACTTCTGGCCGTTGAAAAGTTTAACGGTGAACCCATCAATGAAGTCATACCGCCGGGCGACGTTGATGCACTGCGCCAAGCCCCGTGCGGTGTTCCAGTTGACTCCGTGAGCCATCAGCAGCTTGCAAAAACGCTTGCGGGTCATTTTCTTGGTCATCTGTCAAGACTCCTTTCCAATAGCGCCCTGGCCTCTCTGGATCCGGGCATACATTTCGCCGTAAGGGTACAGCGTGGCCTCCGTGAAGCACTCGGCTTTTTCGTTGTAGACCATCAGGATGCCCTTGTGCCCCTCAGAGTATTGGCGCAGTTCGATGATGGTACGGACAGCCTGCCGGATATCGCGAGCCTGTGATTTGTGCTGCGAGATCATCAGCTTTTCAAAGCGTTTGCGTTTCATGGTTCACTCCACTCCTGCCAGTAGGCAGTCACTAAGGGATCACTCACGCCCATCTCGGCAAGGCGGTCAAAGATCCCGTCTATCATGTTCTTCATTTCTTGGGTGGTAAAGGTGGAGCTGCCCTGTGTGCATTTAACCGTGCAGCGGTTGCCGTCCAGTATCTCCACCACATGGACAAGCCGATAGCAGCCGCGCAGGATATCCAGAGCGCCCGCCGGGCACTCCAGATAGTCCACCTTGGCCCCGTACTTTTCCAGCATCTCCAGATAACAGTCCTCCGGGGTCACGCCGCCGGTGCGCCCGGCGTTGTAGTGGTCGGCCATGATGGTGAGCAGCGCCCACATGAGGGCATTCTGGGCCGTTGTGCGGCCCTTGTGCTCAGGCTCCACCGTCAGGGTCAGGCGCAGCGGCTGCCCGTGGGCCAGATCATCAAGGCGCTGGAAAATCTGGGTTTCCACAAATTCCGCGGTGTTTTCCACCTCGATGCAGTGAGATTGTGGATTGTACACCACCGGCAGCCTGCCAATCACTCGGTTTGCCATACCACTTTGCAATCTCCCTGCAGGAACTGCACGCCAATAATGCGGCCATCATCGGCCCGCAGCAGCTTGTCCACGGTCAGAGCGCCGTGCAGGCGGTAGCCGGTGGGCTGATCGCTCTGCCCCTTGGCTGTCCGCTGGTATACCGGCTCAATGACAACGCCGCCCATGGTCATGGATGGCAGGGCCATCACGTCAGATCCGGCACCCCAGAGGGATGCAGCAGCCAAAAAGCTGCCGTTTTCCTTCCACTTGTCCGGGTTGCTGATCTGCAGCTTGCCCGCCGGGGCCGCTGCATCCTTGACGGCATAGTTGTTGATAAGCGGGTTATACACGCCCACGCCGCACCAGAGGCGGCCATCCGCGAAGTAATAGCGGCGTGTCCAGCCCAGAGGGCCAAACGTTTCATCCATCATGCGGACGATGGCGGCAGGGTCAGGCAGGCACCGGACGCGCACGGCATCAGGGCCGCACTCGCAAACTACCACCTGCACCTCCTGCGGGGCCGTCTGCCGGGGTTTTGTGTACGGCAGGGGAAACTGTACCACCTGCGCCGCCGGGCGCTCCTGCGCGTTCTGCGGGGCCTTGCGGCGGGCGGCGTTACTTTTTGTGGTTGTAGGCATTATGTAAACGCTCTCCTTTCTCGTTGTAGGATCTCGGATCTGCGAGAGGGTGCAGCCAGCCATATTGCAGGGCAGCCTGTGCGGCGGCCCTCTGAGGGGGGGCAGCTCTCCACAGATCATTCATTTCGTCAGCCGTCACGTTGGTGGCAATGTGTGTGTGGTGGGTGCAGGGCACCATGCAGATCACTGTGCCATCCTCTGCGGTAGTGTAGGCCACGGGAGGCATCAGGCGGCGGATCTCGCACAGCAGCTTTGCCTGCTTTGTCGGGGTCATGGCGCGGGGCCACAGCCAATCCTCGTCAAGCATCCACACCAGTTTCCCGTCCAGCGTGGCCTGCTTTGCGTTGGGCCATGCGTTGGTGTGGATCTTACGCCTGACGGTGGCGGGCGTTTTTCCGTGGATCTCAGCCCACTCCTCAACAGTGACCATCCTTCCCATGAGATCAGCTCCTTTCTTTGCGCTATGCGCTGGCAGTGGCTCTTGTTTTACCTCCTGCCACCATTGGAGGGCACGGTCAGCTCAGACCGTTCAGGACGGGGACGCTGCTTTCCCCGCCCACATAGGTGGGAAGCTTGCCGTCCCACAGTGCATCTACGCCGGTGATGCGGTAGTATTCCAGCAGATTGCTGTCCAGACTGTCGGTCAGAGCATCGTTGGCCTCGGCCTTTTTCTGAGCGGCATACAACTCAGCATCCGCAGCCACCTTGGATTTTTCGGCCTCAGCCTTTGCGGCGATCAGATCCGCGTCCGCCGTTGCCTGCGCTTCCACGCGGCGCTTTTCGGCATCGGTCTCGGCCTTTTCTTTTTCCTGCTGGGCCTTCACCTTTGCTTCAACGGCATCCGTAAAGGTATCCGTGAAATCGAAATTCGTGATGCTGATGTAAGAGAGGTCGATGTTGTACTGTGCCAAAACACTGCGCAGCTGCGCGTCCATCTGTTCTGCCACGGCATCCCGGTTGGAAATCAGACTGCTGGCATCATAGTGTGCTACAACTGCCTTGACCACCTCCGGGACACGGGGCAGGATCAGAACATCCTCGTACTTGCGGCCCACCTCTTTGTAGATGGTCATGGCATTGGCCTGATTGATCCGGTAGCCCACCGTCACGCTGGTGGCCACTTCCTGAATGTCGGAACTGAACGCCGAGAGGTCGATGCTGACCTCCTGCACCCGGTTATCCATCTTGACAATGGACTGCCACGGTGCCTTTACCACAACGCCTGCGTCCTTGGTGCCGTTTTCGACCTTGCCAAAGGTGGTCACAATGCCGGTGTAGCCGGTCGGCACGAACGAGACACAAGAAATAACGATCAGGACGGCTGCCAGAGCGCCGGGGATCACGGCAGCGGCCTTATATTCAGACCGGAACAGGCAGAATGCTGCCAACAGAGCCAGAATGCCAAAAATAAAAAAGATCATAGGTTCCTCACTTCCACATGGTTGAAATCATTCGGCCAGCGTTGAAGTAATGTCAGAGCGTGGCAGATTAGGGCGCCATTTCATAGAGCATCCTCCAGACGTGTGATCTCATAGATCGAGTTATACAGGTAGTGCCGCCCGCCCCGCAGGTATTCGAGGCTTTGCAACAGCATTTCAAGATGATACAGGGCAGGCGGCGGGTTGCTGCCTTTCAGGTGGTAGTGCAGCCAGTGGATCAGTTCCCCCAGCTGCGGATCAGACAGCCGCAGCACCGTGGATGCCTGAAACTTGCGCCCGCGGTCATCCACCGCGTAATAGAGCACACCCGCATATTGCAGACAGTCGCAGTCTATGGTATACTCTGAGGGGAGAAAACTGTCCGTGTTCTCTTTGGGCTTGTCCGTGTTGGCGCACGGGCGGGCCCTTTCTTTTTGCCCGATCATAAATTGAACAGCTTAGAGAGAAAAGCTGCCTCCTTGCCGGTAAATTCTTCTTTGCGTTCAGAGGGTTTCATTTTATAGCGGGCAATGACGGCAGATTTTACGCTGTTTGCAAACCCATCAGCTGCCTGCTGCAGCTGTTCGTCCGTCAGATTGGGGATAAGGCTGTCAACAAACGTTTCGATCAGGGCCACCGTGAGGAGCATAAGCCGCTGAATGCGCTGGCCCTTCCCGATAAAACTAACTCCAACGTTATCTCCAATTTTTTCAATGACAATCTTCATGGTGTTTCCTTCCTTTTCCTCTGGTGCGCGGCGGGGGCAATTCAGCCTCACGGCGCTCTATCAGATCCCGCCGCATGATGTATTTATACGGTTTCTTGGGTTTCCGGGTCTGGGTGTGGGCGTAGTGCGTGGTAAATGCGTCGGTGCTCTTGTAGCCAAGCCGCCGGGCCACCATTGCGGACGTGCCGGATGCGATCAGGTCGCCGGTCTTGGCATCCCAAACGGTGTACCAGTTGCAATAGTTGTAAAAATCAGCCATTGCCGCGTTCTTCCTTCATCAGTGCTATGAGGCCGTCAAGTTCCTCGGCCACAAGGTCATAAGTTTCGGCCCGTGCCTTGCAGCTGGCCTTTACCGGGGCAGCGGATGCGTCCAGCAGGTTTGCGCTGTTCGTGTTGCGCTGGGCAAGCCGCCTATACTGCCGGTTCAGGCTCTCCGCGTATTCAATCGCTGTCATACCCATGTCATGCACCCCGCCGGGCATCGCTCCGGCTCTCGGTCGCGGTCAGACCGCTGCGCTGCTTCTGGGTGCTGTGCTCGTAGTGCTTGCTGCCGGCAAGCATCCCGCTCACGCTCAGGAACAGGCCAAAGCCCACCGCAGCAAGCACCCACGGCGCGGCCTTGACAGCCTCAGCCACTTCCCAGCCGCCCCGCATGATAAGCAGGTGGGCAATGCCGGTGTTAAGCCAGACCAGCACCCGTGCGGCACCCACGCCTGCCAGAAAAGCCACGCTGCAAATTTTAAGATACCGTTTCATTGTCCTTGTCCTCCTCAGTTTCCATGCGATCCAGCAGATCGGCCGCGTTCGTCACAATCGAAATGAGATAGCCCGCCGGGTCATCCGATCCGGCAGCGAGTGCGGCCAGCAGGGAAACGCACAGTTTCGATGTCTCAAGCCTCACGCAGTTGGTTTCAATCTGCGGGTTCCCATCCTCACCATACGATACGCGAATATAGCTCTTGTTCGGTTTGGTCATGCTGCACCATCCTTTTCTTTCACGCCGATCCGCTCCGCGTCCTCCGGTTTTGCCACCGGGCTGCGCTCTGCTGCCCACTTGGCCAGCAATGCCGGATAGATCAGATATACGTCCTGCCCGCCGGGGGCGGGTGCCTTGATGTAATCGCCAAACGGGAAAACCCGCTGCTGCAGCCCCAGCTGCAGGGTGTCCTTGCCGATGGAAAAACCCACATCCCGCAGGTAATCCACAGCCACCTGTGGCCTGACAAGTGCTTTCATGCTGTCCTCCTTAGCCGCGTGCTGCGGCAGCCTGTGCGTCCTTCATGCGCCGGATCTCTTCCGGCGTGAGGCCGGTGTCCTCGTACTGGCCGAGGCGCTGCACCAGATCGTCCTTTTTGGCGGTGCTCCAATAGCCGCTCTTGATGCCGTTGCACCGCTGGGCTGTCAGTCGTTCCATGTGCCGTCCTCCATGTCAAGGCTCCAAAACTCGGCCAGCGTCTTGCACACCGGCTTTGTAAAGCCAATCAGATCCTCGCCCTTGGCAGCTGCCAGCAGCGCGTCACCATTGAGGAGGCAAATACCGCCGCCCTCCCACAGATCGGATGCCCGGCCATTGTACGGCAGGTGGCGCAGCCGCCCCTCCTCGTTGACGATCAGGTCAATGCCATCCACCGGCTCTCGCGCCCACGTTATGCCCAGACAGCTGGGCGTTACCTCGATAGGGCCGCCCACCAGTTCCTGCATGGTTTCCAGCTTGATGCTGTCCCCATCGTCACAGGCCGCCAGTTTGCAGGGGCCCACTGCCGGGATAGAGATCATATATCTATCCATCAAAATTCCCTCCTCACGCTTTCGGCTCCCGTTCCAGCAAATAGTCAATGGAGCAATGGAACAGATCCGACATCATTACAAGTTTTGACTGTGGGATGCTGCCGTGGGCCATCCAGTTGTAAACAGTCTTTCGCGTCACGCCGAGGTGCTTTGCAAGATCTTCCACGGTCATTCCTGCCCGGCTGCGTTCTGCGTTAATATTGGGATAAGACACCTTGAAATCTCCTTTCTGTCTTTCGTTACTCGTTTTGAGTAACCACTATTATAGTATACCCGAAACGAATATTTGTAAAGAAAAAAATTACCCAATTTGAACAGCCGATTTTTGTCTAAACTGCCCAAATTGAGTAAAACGCATTGTTTCATTACTCAAAATGTGTATTATAATAACTAGAAAGGAGTTGGTGCAAATGAATCGCCTATCTCAGCTCCGTCAAGAAAAAGGGCTCAATATGAGAGAGGCTGCACGCGGACTAAATATGCCGTACACAACGTATGTGAACTATGAGAAGGGCACAAGAGAGCCAAACTCGGAAACGCTCATTGCGTTGGCAGAATTTTACGGGGTGTCAATTGACTATCTCCTGTGCAAGAGCAGCACCCCCAACAGTGGCGAGATCCCGCCGGGATTTCAGCCAATGCCCGCCATGACAGAGGTGCCACTGGTTGGCCGGATCGCCTGCGGCACGCCGATCACGGCAGAGGAGAACGTGGAGCGCATGGTCTGTGTCCCCTCAAAATGGCACGCCACCTTTACGCTGACCTGCGAGGGCACCAGCATGGAGCCGAAGATCCATGACGGTGATCTGGTAGCCATCCGCAGCCAGCCAACGGTTGAAAACGGCGAGGTTGCCGCCGTGCGGATCGAGGGAGAGGCCACCCTGAAACGGGTATATTTGCACAGCAACTTTATTGAGCTGCGGGCAGAAAACCCGGCATTTGAAAGTATTATCCTCGCCCGCGAGGAAATGAACACCGTAACGATCGAGGGCAAGGCCGTTGGGCTTTGCAGGGATATCTAAAACACGGAGGTGCGAGCATGAAAGGAGTAGCCAGAATCGGCGTAGTGGCAGGCGTGATGGTTCTTTGCCTGACGGCTTGCGGTGAAAGCAGAATTTCAGTGTCATCGGAAATTACGTCCGCTATTTCGCAACCTGCAGAAGTGTCAACGGAGTATTTCAAATCTGATAAGGGATTGAATCATTTCTTTCAGAAATATAATGAAATTGCTGAATATCCTTTTGAAGAGGAGCAAATACAGCAGGGAAACGTAAAAGCAAAGGCTTTAATCTCAACTGGCGATTTTTATATTGAGATGGTCAATAGCCAAAACGGCCTCGAAATTCTTATAGATGATGGCCCAGAAGAATCGGTTGCGCTTTACCCTGTTTTCCGAGATTTTTTGAAAGTCATGGACGACTCGCTTTCCGATGAACAAATTAAACAGGCATGGAGCGATATCAAGAAAATTGGGACAAAATATATGTATGATGGAAACTATACTTTAAACAGTTTAAAAATGAACTACAGCAATGTGGAATTTCAAGGTTCTCGTCAAGTGAAAGTCCATATCTACGGCCTGCAATATTCGGCATAACCAGAAGAGGAGTGCAATATTATGGGGTTGCGATTCAGAAAAAGCATAAAACTGGGAGGTCTCCGTATCAATTTTAGCAAATCTGGCATCGGGTACAGTTACGGCGTTAAGGGGCTTAGATACACGAAAACAGCTAATGGAAAGGATCGCATCACGGCCTCTATTCCGGGCACCGGTATATCCTATGTGGAGGAGAGCGCCAGAAAAAAGCGAAAAGGTTCATCAACGCAGCCGGTTGTACCGGAGCCAAAGAAAAATTATCGAATTCCGCTGGCAATAAAAATACTTGCCGTTTTGTGCGGCATCGGATTTGTTGCCTATTATATGGTGCAGGGGTGGGAAATGGTCACGGCGTTGTGTTCCGGCGCGCTCATGGGCGGTCTGAGCTATCTCGCTCTTTCCTTTCTGTATGGAGCGGCGGCGGAAGCAGTTGGCTCCTTGCTGCACAAGGACGTCTCACCTGCGCAGAATGATGATCCTGAGGAAAAATAAAAAACAAAAACCTCCCCCAGTGCGCCAACACCGGGAGAGGTTCCGATCAGGATGCCTGCGGTAGCATCGTAGATCTCAAACAAGCCAAAACTTGCAGATCTATAATACCACCGCCGGGCAAAGTATGCAAGCGGAGGTATAAATATTGAAATGTCAGAGAACCGCCTGCGGGCGGGATATCCCAGAGGACGCGCTGTTTTGCCCCTACTGCGGGAAAAAGCAGCAGCACACGGCAGCGCCAAAGCCGCGCAAGCGTGCCAATGGCAAAGGCAGCGTGTACCGCCGGGGAAAATCATGGTGCGCGCAGTCGCGTATATATCGCGGCGGCGTGCTGGTGTTTGAGCGCATAAAAGGCGGCTTTCCCACACGGGCGGCAGCTGAGGAATATCTGGACGGATACACCCGCACCGGTGTGGTACCCAGATCCATGCGCCTGATTGACTGCTGGATGGCCTTGCAGAAAACAAAAAAGTGGCAGGCTCTCAGCAAGGACAAGCGCAGCCATTATGGCACCGCATGGCGCAGGCTGGAACGGATTCAAATGCAGGTCGTGGGGCAGATCCCCTTTAAGGTGCTGCAGGAGCTGACGGATGCCGCGCCCGGTGACTACTATGCCCACAGGGATATCAAAACGCTGCTGGGCAAGCTGTATGAGGTAGCCGTCACCAGCGAGGCGCTGGACATGGCGCAGGACAAAACGGCCCTGATCGAACTGCCGCCGGTGCCAGACAGTGAGCGGGACGCTTACACCGTGGACGAGGTGAACGGGATGTGGCGGGCATACCGCGCCGGGGACGATCTGGCCCGGTATGCGCTAATCCTGTGCTATACCGGCATGAGGCCGGGCGAGTTGATGCAGCTGGATCTCTCCAACATCGACTTGCAGCGGCAGCGCATTGTGGGCGGTATTAAGACGGCAGCGGGCAAAAACCGGGAGATCCCCATAGCCACGGCCATTGTGCCGCTGGTGGCCGAGGCCATGCGGGTGGCCACCCACGGTCTGGCCGATGGTTGCCGTGAGCACTTCTATGACCGCTGGTGCCCGTCCGTGGAGCGCTGGGGAGGCAGGCCGCACATGACGGCCCACAGCTGCCGTCACACGCTGGCCACGGCCATGGAGGCCGCCGGGGTGTCGGTGCTGCTGCAAAAGCTGATCCTTGGGCACGCTGTCAAGGATATCACGCAGCATTACAGCCGCCACCAGCCTTTTGAGGATAAGCTGGCCGCCGTTGAGCGTGCAACGGCCATTTTTAACGAGGATGTGGGTAGCTGACCGGGTTGCCTGCAAAGCCCGATTTCCGCAACGATTCAACGTGGCTTTTTCTGGCTCTGCTAAGGGCGTAGGTCGTCTAAACAACGGCGCGAGGGTTCAAATCCCTCCTACTCCGCCAAGAAAAAGCTCGATGATCCATTGAGATCACCGGGCTTTTTCCATTTTTGTGCGCAAAAAAGAAGGGGCACCGGCTTTTGAAAGGCCGGTGCCCTTTTCCGCGTCACAGCAGCAGGTTGGTGATGCAGGCCAGCAGGGCCAGATGCACCGGGTAGAACCAGTAAAAGGCCTTTTTTTGCAGCGGACTGCACGCACCGCGCTGTCCGTTATAGAACCAGACCAGCACAAAGGCCAGCGGAGCGGTGAGCTCGAATAAAAACAGCACTGCGCCCACAAGGCACTGCCGCTTGCGGTCTGCGCGGGTGAGGTATAAGGCGCAGATGATCAGCACGCCACTGGCGCTGTAGTCGGTATTGGCAGCCAGCGCCAGCGCGGCGCACCCGCCCGCCCACACAAGCCCCTGCCAGCTGGGCAGGCCGTTTTCCTTTTCAAAGCGCTTGAGCCCCGCCATGGCCAGCACGCCCAGCGCCAGCGTCCAGTAAACATTCTGCGCGCCCGGGTAAAAGGGGGTGCGGAAGAACGCAAGGTCAAAGGGCACCTCGCTCAAAAGGCCGAACAGCACCAGCCGCCCAAGGTAGCCTTTGACGTTGTGGGTGTGCACAAAGCCCTCCACCAGCAGAAAGCAGAACAGCGGAAAGGCCAGCCGCCCGGTGAAGCGCAGCACCATGTCCAGCCGGTACAGCGGGTAGGCAGAAAGGGCGTCTTGGGAGAGGGTGCCGGCATCCAGCCCGGGCGTAAGGATGCCCGCCTCGATGCAGGACGCGCCGATGTGGTCCACCAGCATGGTGATGCAGGCAATGGTTTTAAGAGCGGTGCCGCTGAAGGTGCGGCGCGGGGAAAGTGCAGTCAT